TTAGCGAAGCACAATCGGCTGCGGATGCCAAGCCGATTGTTGCCAAAGGGATCGCTGGGTGACCGGACATCCCTCCTGCAGCTTCGACCAGGAGGTGACGTTGAGGTTCATCTCACACTGGGCAAGATAGCTCTTGCCGTCGACGGTCATGCAGGCGATCTCCCCGATGGCATGCTGTTTTCCATCGCTGTTCTTGCAGTAGCAATCCTGGCCGGCCAGTGCCGGCACACTCGCAATCATCGCGCTCACAACGAGCGGCAGTCCCAAGACGATATGCCTGAATGCCTTGTGCATGGCCATTCCCTCGTCCGCAGTCGGAAGAGAAAGTGTATGCCCATTTCAGGCATTGTAAATACGCCCACATTCGTAGCGGATTCGCGCTGCGTAGGCCGTATCGGGCTTGCGATGCCCGGTTAGTGAACCGCCGGATCGGAATCGTCAAAGAACGTCTTGATGCCGTCGCGGGCGACCGTCGCCAGGAACTCGTCAAACGCCTCGCGATCGGTCGCAAAAGGCTCTTCCCATTCGATCAGGTCTTCATCAGGCGTGATCACTTCCATCCGCCAGTCCTGCTGGGTGCCCGCCGGACGGAAGATATCCACGAGCACGGTCATCCCGTCCTCGGTGAATTCGCCTGAGAGTTCGGAATGTTCAAGTTTGGGCTTCTTGGGCTTACCGGTCATATTTTTTCACACCTAGCAAAAAATAGAATCGCATGTCGGCGATCATCATGAATACCCAAAGGATGACATTTCCAATCATGCCGGCGCAAATGCCTTCTCGCGCTGGGCGATCTGGCAGCCAACTCATGAGATGTTTCGTCACTGGGAAAATGTGGTGCCCCCGCCAGGGTTCGAACCCGGGACCCCCTGATTACAAACAACGGGGTAAAGCCAGCATTTGCAGGGTGAAGAGCATTTCGTGTTACTCTTTTTGTTACGCCGAGTCCGGACAAGCAGGAACATAGAGCGACAAATTAGGCCAAATCCGAAGCTATCGAGTCCATGACGTTGCGGCGATCTTCGCTTGGAAAAAGCCCCCCATAAATATCCATAGTGACAGCCAGAGTAGCGTGACCGGCCATCACCTGAATCACTTTCGGCTGGAAACCTGCCTCGATCCACGTCGAGATTGCGAAGTGCCTTAGCGAATGCCAACGGAAGGGTTTGAACTTCACCTTGGTCTCTTTGGCCTTGGCGACGGCAAGTTCCATAAGTGGCTTGAATTCCCTCTCTAGCATATTGCGGTGGTCGATGTGGTTGCCGCGACCGTTCGGAAAGATGAGGTCGTTAGCTTCCGATTTCGTGGCTTTCTCCTTCCATGCCTTTAGTTCGGCTAGTAGAGACGCTGACAGCGGCACAACCCGTTCCCCCGCCTCTGATTTCGTCACATCGACCTCGCCTTGTGCATCGGCACGTTTGGTAACGGACAACTCGCCAGCATTGAATGAGACGTCGCCCCAATGCAGCGCATACATCTCTGAGGCTCGGAGACCGGTTGCAGCGGCCAGCCTTATCCGCATAGCCAAACTACCCGTAGCCAAATCGCGGGCAAGCTTGAACTCTTCCTTTGTCGGCATGACGACTTTTGTTTTGTTCTTCCCGCGATCAGCCTTCGGGGCCTTTACCGTTACGTTCGCCGCAGGGTTGGTAGCGCGTAGCCATCCCTTGTCGCGAGCCCGATTCAAGGCGCGTGCTAGGCTTCCGAGGATGCGACGGGTAGTTACGACTCCTACATCGGCTGCCCGTAGATCGTCCTTAAACTGAATCACGACGGGCCGCGTGCAATCTGGAAGCTTGCGCTTGCCAATGCCTTTGTCGAAGGTCATGCGGTCAGCTTCTCGCTGCTTAGCCTTGTGTTCTTTGGCCTCATCACTATCAGGGCAGACGTAGTTGTAAAGCTGCGCCTTTGTCGTCCTATAGTAGTGCTCAGTGATGATGTTGGAGGCAACGTCGGCTTTCAGGGCCTTGACGTAGCTGGCGCAGACTTCGGCGACCGTCATCTTATCGCCATCGGCGCTTTGCTCGCCCCTTTTGATTTTCCCTTCGATATCAATGCGCCAGTCGTTTGCCTCTTTCCTAGTGGCGAATTGTTTCTTAGCCCTTTTGCCGTTCTGATCGATGTAATCGCAGACCCATGCTTCGCGGATTTCGCCACTGGCTACCGGCCATGTGCGTTTTACTACCTTAGCCATTTAGCTTCCCCACCATCTGCTTACGTTCTTCTTCGCTAAAGGAATGATCGTAAGTGCCGTTGGCGAATGCTTGGCCCAACTGCCTTATCTGAAGCATTGCAATAGCCTCCATTCTGCCAGCGGCCCTTCTTCTACGATATAATCTGTTGTTCTCTGTCGCCTTGCCGGACTCTCTATATTTCCGCGCGATTTCCTTCACTTTCTCAGGATTTCCCGCCCGCCATTTCGCTGAAGCTGCCCTGATCTTCTCAGAGTTGTTGTTGGCCCACATCGCCTTCCGGCGCTTGACCCAATCTGCCTTGCTTTCCGTTGGTAGACGCTTTTTCCAATCTTCCGTCATGTTGGCCTCCTTGACCCCCTGATAATTTGGAACACGACTCCTTGTAGCCTGCCGATAGAGGTCTGGCAATCGGCGTTCGAATTTTTTTGAAGTCATCGCGTTGATGATCGGGAAGACATCGGCATATCCCCTTTGCTGGCTGAGACAAACCAAGACCGAAACAAACAAGAGGAGTTGAATATGACTGAAGCAACAACATCGGATCTTCTGTATGGCGTCCGTGATATTGCAGTATTTTTAGGGCTTAGCGAATCCGCTGTATACGCCATGACGAAGACCAAGAAGATTCCCTACTTCAAGCTTGGTGGCAAAGTGGCCGTTCGCAAGAGCACGTTGCTTTCGTGGATGGACGGGCAGACTGGGGTTGCTGCGAAACATCAAATGATCATTGTCGGCGGTGCGGCATGAGCGGGATCGTTGGAATGATTGGGTGGTTCGATCCCGAGAACAACCGAGACTACCGGGCCATCCCGTTCAAAGTAGTAGACGCTAATGCGGCTTGGATCGCAGTTATCTTCTACGACGGCGACTGCGAATGGTCTGCTGCGAACCTGATTGACGCGAAGGACTTTATTAGCCGTGGCGTCGAGTTGCACAGCGCAGCTTCAGCGACCGTTGCGGACTTGCTCCGTGACCACGATGACCTGCTTGCCGGACTTCGGGCCAAGGTAAGCGGGGTGGTGGCTAAAACAGCCAATTAGCCTTTTATATCAATGTCAAGAAAAAACTAAAATATATACCTGCCGTGCAAATCTGGACAACGGTTTGCCTCCATGGGTAGTTTTAGCAGGTCGGAAAAACAATGATAAGGAGCATGCAAATGACAAGAGAACAGAAAGCGAAATGGATCGTCACGGCTGACGGCATGGAAGCGGAAGGCTATCATATCCCTGCTGACCGTCTGACGGAGATGAGAGATAGTAAGTATGAATGGCCTATGCATCTATGCATCAAGACATGGTTTGACGTTCATGATTTCTTTCCAGAATTCGAAGCCGCATTAGAGGTTCATGGTCATGCCCTTGATGAAAAGGCGTTGGTTGGAGCTTGGGAGTGGTGCCTAAAAAAGATTGAGAAGATCCCGGAAAATGACGCCATCGCGCGCGAGATGTTCCCGGAAAAGTTCAAGGGAGGCTTCGGTATGTGGACGGTCGCGCAGATGAGGGCCGTATCAGATGAGCAGAAGAAGCGCCGACTTTCGAGCGAAACGCCGCCACAATGACCGTATTCACTGAGATTCACAGCCAAATCGACGTCGATCTCCTCGACCGATTCAAGCCAGCTTTCCTAGACGACCTGACCGGCGCAAATGCCGTAAAGGATTGGGTCATTGAGGATGTCATTGCAGCTAGCGAATTCACCACGATTTCCGGGCTGCCGTCTGCCGGGAAGTCTATCATTACAATCGATATGGCTGCCCACGTTGCCGCTGGCATGCCATGGAATGGCAAGAAGGTGAAGCAGGGTCTCGTGATCTTTTTCGCAGGGGAAAGACGCGAAGTAACAGAGCGAAGAATGATCGCCTTCCGGCAGCATCATGATGTAAGCGCCGTTCCTCTAATGGTGCTTGCGGGACAGGTGAAGCTTGGCGACACCCCACGGGACGCCGAAGATATTGCGGAAGCGGCTCGCCAGTATGCTAGGGCACTTGGCGTCCCGTGCGTCTGGATAATCATTGATACTCTCTCCCGAACATTCGGCAACGGCGACCAGAACGCATCGAAGGACATGAATCGATACGTCAATGAGTGCGAGTATATTAGGGATCGGACAGGCGCGGCGATAAGCGTGATTCACCATACCACTTGGGCTGGAGAGCGTGGCAAGGGTGCCGTGGACCTCGACGGCGCTGTGGACGCTTCATTCCTTGTGAAAGAAGTGGGCGGGACTCGAGTCCTTGAATGTGACGGCTCGAACGATGGCGAGGCGGGAGTCGTATCCTGCTACGAGCTGGAAACGAAGGAGATCGGCGTCGATGCGAATGGCAAGGTGACGACAGCGCCGATTGTCAAGCAATTGCCAATCGTAAAGTCTCGCAGCGCTCCGACCGCTGGCAGCTCTATCACCAAGTACAAGGCTGTCATGGATGCTATTCACGACACGGTAGACACGAACAACCATGTCCCGCTTAGCCTAGCTCGTGAGCGCTACTACAAAGATAATCCCCTCCCCGATGAGGGGGACAAGGCGGCGGCGGACAAGCGAAAGACCCTCTTCGACAACGGCGTAAAAGCCGCCGTAAAAGCTTCCCTAATCACAAAGGACGGAACGTCCATTACCCTTCTTGAAGATTCCATTCAAGATGCTGAATAATAACATTTTTTTCAGTGTATCTGAGGCTTGCATAATCCTGAGTGTAGAGTGTGAGTGTAACGCCCCTCTCTAGAGGGCGACACTCTACACTCAGGAATACGCCTTGCACCAACCCATAGCCCACCAGCTCGATAACCAGACTTCATGACAAGGGCTCCCCAACAAGGAGACCAATCTTGCAACTACCAACAACAGGCCGGGCTCCAGCGCATCGCCCAGCCGAGTCGCTATCCCCCGAAGAGTTCAATCGCCTCCTCGTTAATTATCTTCCGCTAATAAAGAGTAAGGCGCGGAGACATATGACCACTCATCAGCCAGCGATTGACGAGCTTGTTCAGATCGCGGCTCTCTACGTGCTTGAGCGTCGCGATCATTATGATCCATCCCTCAGCGGCTTTGGAAATTGGCTTTGGTATCAACTGCTCGCAGCCTGGGGAGGAAGGTACAGACGGACTGCCCAAAACCGCGCGCGGTATGAACGCTCAATCCCCGTGGACCAAGACGGCAAGGAGTTTATTCATGTGCCGGTCTTTGACGATCCCTCCCATCGGATCGACCTAGCGCGCGTGCTGGACAAGATGCGGTGGCTACGAGACGCGGATCTGCTTTTCGAGCTCCACATCAATGGCAGACAAGGGACCGAACTCGCGAGAGAGCGTGGCGTGTCAGGGCAGGCCATCAACCAAGCCATGACTAGAGCAAGGGAGCGGTTGGTCAGGGCAGTCAATGGCGAGGAGCCGCGCTACTGGGATCTCATTGAGGAGCCTCATCAGTTCGTCTTGACGCAAGATGGCATGAGTGCCGCTGACGCGGCGCTTGCCGTATCTCAAGGGGAAGAGCGCAAGGCCGATAGGGTGTGGTTCACGAGTACATCTGCCCTCTCGCGCTTTGTGGATATGATGCAGCAAGCGGGTGTGGTCATGCCAGCAGATCCTGCCCGCTCTATCCTAAGCCTGCATCATTGATACGGTAAGCAGCGCCGCAGGCACTCGTGACAGGTTCGCGCCAGTCTCATGCCAGCGCTGGGCAGCCCACACACGAGCGCGAGCAGTCTCTGGCTCATCGTTGAGCCTCCCAATGCACGACGCGCGTCAGTGGGCCGCTGTGTCAAGGCAGCTCATGGGCCGGTCAAGCCCCCTGATAGTAAGGCAAGCTGATCATTAGGACCGCAATCATTAGGCCGGGGGTGGATCGCAAATGTCGGATGCAACCTTACCGGGCACCGGCGATGGGCCAATGCGCGCGCAAAGCCGTAACCCAAATTCGAGGAATACATAAGTCTCGGCTTATGAGTCAGCAATTTAGTAAGCAACACAAACAATAAGGAGACCTTATTATGTCAAGGCCACGCAAAAACCCGACGCTGCGATTGCTGGAGGGTGCGCAGCGCAGCAAGGTTGTCAACCCCCCCAACACGGCCAGCAATGGCGCGGTACCGGTTGGCGATCCCCCCCCGTGGCTAACGGGTAGTCGTCGGGACGCATGGTTTCAGCTCGCATTGGAGCTTGGCAACCGGTTGACCTACGAGGATCGAGCTTTGCTTGAGATCGCTGCCACTATTCGGGGTGACATGGTTACCGGCGATATGGGCGTCAACAAAATGGCTTTGCTGCGTCAGATTCTCAAGGATTTAGGCGCGAGCCCGGTCGATAGACAGCGCCTCAATCACAAGCCGGAAGAAGAAAAAGACGACTCTGACAAATTTTTTGATGACTGAAGTTGAAAGCGCCGAAGACATCGGCATATCCAACTTACTGGCTGAGGTTGTTCCTTCCTTCTCCCAGTTTGATGATGCGGCGGGCTGAGGGTTTCGCAATTCTCCTTAGCCCGCCGTCCTACCCGGCCCAGTCCCGCAGTGCTGGTGCCCACGAATCTTGCTAAGATTAGCGCCAAGCTAGCAGGCAACACACAACAGTAGATCGCGCGATCTATTATCATCAACTAGCTGCCCGCCTCCATTACTGCAATTCATGAACAAAAAACAGCTCCTAGTTTCAACTTAGGAGAAGTACAACTTTGTCTAACATTAATCACCTTAAGTCCGAACGTGCCGAAATCATCGCAGAAATGCGGACCATGCTCGAAGCCGGCAAGACCGCTGAATTCGACGTTGCTGGCAAAAAAGTAACCGAACTGGATCTCCAGATCAACCGCGAAGAGCGGATGGCCCAGCTCGACACGGCCACCAGTGCTGCAACCTATACCCCGACGAAGGTCGAGGCCCGCGAATACAGCATTCTGCGCGCCCTCAACGGCTTCGTAAATGGCCGAATGGATGGCCTCGAAGGCGAGCTGGCTCGCGAGCTGGCGGCGAATTCTGGTTCGGAAACCCGTGGCTTCCGCATTCCACTTTCAGCTCTGGAGCAGCGTGCTGAAATCAAGACCAGCGCTAACATTGCTGATCAGAAGTTCGGCCCGTTCATCCCGCGTCTTGTTGCCGACTCTGTCATCCTGAAGGCTGGCGCAACTGTTCTCGACGGCCTCGGCTACGGCAAGGTAGTTCTGCCGCGTCAGACGGGCGGCGCTGATGCCAACATTAGCTGGCTGGCTGAATCGGGTTCCGTCGCCCTGGGTGATGCGACCTTCGATTCCATCAGCCTGACCCCTCATACGGTCGGTGTGTACCAGAAGATCAGCCGCCGCGCTCTCGTAACTGAGTCCATCGGCCTTGAGGCTATCGTTCGGGCGGACACCGCCGCAGCCATCGGCAGGGCAATCGATATCTCGTCACTGGGTACGTCTGCGACCAATGCTCCGACCGGTATTCGCGGCCTCCTGACTGAGAACGCCACCACGGAAACGGCAATCGACCTTGCCGCAGCCGACCTACTGACCTCGATTGAAGCGCTGAACGGCTCGGCTGATACCTTCATCGTATCGAATGCCGTTCTTGCCGCAGCCCGCAAGAAGCGCACGACTGATGGACTCCCGATCCCGCTGGCTACGCAGTTCTACGACAAAAACGTCGTCGGCTCCAACTTGCTGACCGGCACCACGATCATTGCTGTCAAGGCTTCGGATCTACTGGTCTCGTTCTTCAATAAGGCTGGCACCGCATCCGTAGACGTTGTGGTCGATACCTCGACTTATTCGAGCGAAGGCGCTCTGAAGCTCGCGTTTTTCTCTGACGTTGACTTCAACCTGAAGAACGCAGGCGGCTCCGCTCAGTGGGTCACCATCGGTTCCTAATTCGGCAAGCGAAAGGGGCTTCGGCCCCTTTTTTCCCCTCTGGAATAGGAGATTAATTTGACAATCGAAAAACGTTTTGCGTCGAGCGGCCAAAAGGTTGCCGGTCGCACTTTGAGCGGGCTTGCCGTGCCTTACAATCAGGAAGCTCGAATCGGCGAATTCACGGAAATTTTTGCTCCCGGATCGATGACACGGACCTTGGCTGACCGCACGGGCAAGCGGGACGTGGTAGCGATCACGGATCATGATGCATCGGCCCTGCTGGGGCGGGTATCTTCGGGTACGCTGAAACTGACAGAGACGGCCCGTGGTGTCGAATTCGAGCTTGAGCTACCCGACACACCTCTGGGTAACGAAATCCTCGCTCTACAGGCTCGTGGCGACCTAGGCGGGGTCAGTTTCGGCTTCCTACCTCTCACTGAGAAATGGGACGGCGATAAGCGCACTGTGACCGAGGCTGACCTGTACGAAATCAGTATCGTGAGGGCGCACTCAGCATATGACAACGCCGGCACCCTGTCGGTTCGTTCGCTACAGCAGAAAGCTCAGCAGGACGCCCGCCGTAGCCTCTACCTGCATTATCTCGGAGGGGCACGCTGATGGGTATTCTTTCAAAAATTAGCCAGGGTGTATTCGGCAAGCCCGAGACCCGTTCGGCCAGCATTTCTATCAGCGACAATGCAATCAGCACCCTGTTTGGTACCAATTGCAGCGAAGCTACGAAGCACGCCACTGCATCGGCCAGCATATGGTTGATATCCAGTCAATATGCCAGCACAGACACCGTCCTGTACTCTACGCGGTCTGGAAGCCCAAAACCAGCCGTTACTAACCCGCTCTATGACATCATGCTAAACGGCACTGCAACCATTAGTGCATTTGAGCTTAAGATGCAACTGATGAGTGATCTGCTTACGGCAGGCGAGTGCTTCGGCCTTGTCGCCTATGACGAAGCCGGCAAGTTGGTCGATCTCAAACCACTGCCAGCCGCCAATCTCAGCGTGGAATTCTTGGGCAACGGTAAGGCGCGGTACGTGTATAGCGACCCACTGCGGAATTACGTGCAAACCGTATACAGCTCCTCGCAGGTCTTCCACGGTAAGCACAGGCCCTTGAATAACAGGGGCCGGGCACCGCTATCGCTGGCTAGCCTGTCGGTCAGCACGGCAGTGAGCGTGGAAACCGCCGTAGCCAACTCAGCGGCAAATGGATTCAAAGCATCGGCTCTCATGAGTGCTCCCGGCGCGATTTCTGATGAGGTTGTCGCCCGCCTCTCCAAGGCCATGCAAGACGGATACTCTGGGGCTCACAATGCTGGCCGCGTAATCGTCGCTGGTGACGGGATGGACATTAAGCAACTGTCATCCAGCAACCGCGAGAATGATGCCAATGAGCTTCGAAAGCTGAATGCCTATGCCATCGCGTCCGCCTTCGGGGTTCCCGCTGAATCGGTCGGACTCCCCTGGCACTCGTCGTGGGGCAGCTCACAGCAATCATCGATTCATCTAGTGCAAAACGCCCTCAACCCTTGGTCGGCAAGCCTTAACGGTCAGCTCTCCGCTTTTCTCCTATCGCCATCCCAGCGGCGCTACACCTACCTTGCCAACGATTACCGCCACCTCGTTGAAGGCTCGTTACAAGACAAGGCGAGTGCATACGGCTCACTTACGTCTTCTGGCGTCATGACGATCAATGAGTCACGGGCTGTGTTTGATCTTCCCGCATTGCCGGGAGGTGACGAACTACGCGTGCCCCTTAACACGGCAGCGATTGCGGCTGGCAATCAGGGGGCGACGGCATGAGCGAGCTAGATATCAACCTGACATACTTCAAGCTCGCGCAATCACGGCGCGGTGACGTGAAGGCGCGCTTCAGTGTGGAATTCCCCCAGCTTGCCTTAGAAATCCGTGGCTGGGAATTGCTTGAGCTTGGCGGGCAGTTGGTTGTCAACCCTCCCCGTTCAGCAACGTATGAGGGCAGCACAGTCACGGCTGTTGTGCTGCGTCCGGGTGAGCTACGGGATCACGTCATCGCTGAGGCTATCGCGCTCTACGAAAGGGAGTATGCGGATGCCTGACAATATTGACCTAATCACCCTTGCCGCTGCAAAGCGCCGCCTTCGCATTCTTCACGACGACGAGGACGACTCGATTCAGGACATGGTGACGGAAGCGAGCGCCGCCATCATCGACTATGTGAAGCTTGACGAGGATGATCTTGCCGCGCTGTCGGGGATCCAGCAGCATACGGCGCGGCTTGCCTGCCTCAACCTCGTGAAGTGGCTCTATAATGATCGGGATGGTTCTCTGGGCGTGAAGGTGGCATCGGGATATCTACCCGAAAGCGTGACCATGAGCCTGCATCGGCTTCGAACGCCTGCATTAGCCTAG